TTGCCGCCGGGCGAGATGTGGCCTATTGGCTGGACAAGGCATACACCCATCTTGATAATGGGCTGCTGAGTGAGGCAGACATTGAGGAGATTGAAGCCCTTGCGCAGGCGTATTATGATGCGCTGGACGCGGAAAACGCAAAAGAAGAGGCTGACGACGGCCTTTCAATTGTCTAAAAGGAGGCAAAACCATGATTATTCTTGGCATCATCGTCGGCAGCGTGATCATCTTCGCGGTCGGCTGCCTGGTTGGCCGCTTCATCCGCGCGGGAGGTGCGTGGGATGATTGAAACAAGCGAGGCCATCCGCACGGCGCGGGCGCTGATCGGAACGCCTTACAGCGAGCTGGACTGCATCAACCTCATCAAGAAGGTCATCCGCACAGCGCCGGGCGGCGACAAGCGCTACACGACGGCGGGTACAAACGACCTCTGGAACAGCGACAGCAAGAGCGCCAAATATCGGGATTTGACGTGGAAGCAGGAAGGTATTTCCGGCGCGAAGGCGGGCATGCTGGCATTCATGGGCGTGGGCACGGGCGACGTGGACCACACCGGGCTGGTGACGGAGCGGGGAACGGTCATCCACTCAAGCAAGAGCCGGGGCGGCGTGGTTGAAACCGCGCTGACGGAAAAGAACGGCTGGAACGGGCTGGGGGCGCATCGGATGATCGGTGTGGACTATTCGGAGGGAGGAAAGGCGGAAGTGAGCGAAGCGGAAAAGATTTTTGGCAATGCAACGGTGAACATCACCAGCGGATATCTCAACATCCGCGAGGGCGCAAGCACGCGGTCAAAGGTCATCGCCAAGGCCGAGAACGGCGCGCGGGTGAACATCATCCGCGAGGCGAGCGGCACGGGCTGGGTCTTCGGTGCGCTGGAAAGCGGTGTGGCCGGGTACATGTCCAGCGAGTATCTGGTTGAGGATGCGCCTGGGAGCGGAGATCAGGACGAGACAAGCAGCGAAGCGCCGAACACGACGACTCTGTGCAAGAACGACGGCGTGTATATCACGCTGGCGGGAAAATGGACGATTGCGGAGGATTAACCGATGACCATACAAAAGCTGCTGGATGGCTTGCAAGCGGCTGTCACGACGCATAGCACACTCACGCTCGTGCTGATATACTTGGCGCTGAATCTGATTGAGATCTCGCCGATCAAGGTGCATCCGCTGTCATGGATATTTCGCGGCCTGCGAAAGGCGCTCGTTGGCTCGTTGGAGGAGCGCATGGGACGGATTGAGGCGAAAAATGACCTTGAATTTGCTAAAATCTCACGTGCCCGCATCCAACGGTTTTCCGACGAGTGCTATAACAGCGTCAAGCACAGCAAAGAGCATTTTGAACAAGTTTTTGACGACGCAAAATCCTATGAAATGTACTGTAAAGCACACCCGGAATTTGAGAACCACAAGACGGTTGAAGCCGTCGAAATCATCAAAAACGCTTATCATAAGTGTTTGCAGGAGCGTAAATTTTTGTGACGTTGCCCGGTAAAGACCGGGCAGAAAGGGAACAACATGAAAATTAACTGGCTGGTTCGTTTTAAGAACAAAACTTTCCTCGCGTCTTTCCTGGCGCTCATCATCGCCTTTGCCTACAACATGCTTTCCCTCTTCGGCGTAACGCCGACGGTGCAGCAGGACGCGCTTTTGACTGCCGTCAACGCGGTCCTGACGGTGCTGGGCATGATCGGCGTGATCGCCGACCCGACGACCAAGGGCATCAGCGACAGCGCGCAGGCGATGACCTACGACAAGCCCAAGGAGGGATAAGGGAGGCGGTTTTCTGTGCGCCTTGATTTTGACAGGCGCACAAAAGAAGAAATCGCCCGCCGCTGCGGCTTTGACGAGCACGTCCGGCTTGGACAGGTCTTTGACCTGCTCTGGCGTGGCTACAGCATCGTGCAGATCAGCATGACACTGGGCATGTCGCCCGCAACTGTCAGCCGCAGCATTCGCGAGATCAAGAGACGGATGTCTGCATCTATATATACAGATGATAACACCCCTGCCTGATGGCAGGGGCTTTTTTTAATGCAAAAATCAATAAAAATAATTTATAAAGTACTTGACAAGTAAATTAAAAAGATGTATAATGCAGGCATAAGAAACAAGGAAACAACCGATAGGAGGAAAGCATGAAAAAGTATTATTTGGTGGGTGAGGACATCGCCCGTCATGAGATCACCGCGGAGGAGGCGCGCGAATACGCTGGGGACAGCGACTACCGCGTCATTGTCGAGGAGGACGGCAAGCAAGAGCCGCGCCGCGTTGCCTCCGCTGATCCCGCTCCGGACTGGGAGCCGTTTGTCTTCCCTCCGCGCGAGGGGTACCGGCTGACCGGGTACAACATTGAGCGGTCAGATTACGAGGGGCGGAGCTTCCCGGCGGACTCCATCCCCGCCGAGGCGGTGAAAACCCGCTGGCCTAACCGCTGGGAGGTCGCCGGGGTTAATCCGGACATATACGAGGCAATCCCCGTGTATGAGCCGATCACCTGCGAGGGTGTCGGTGCTTGCGCGTCCTGCAAGCGGCTGACCTGTTCCCGCCGCGGTGCGGGTGTCCGCTGCCGCAATTACAAGGCGTGATTTCACCTCCCGCGTCTGCCGGGAGGCGAAGAAAGGAGAAAAAAATGGAAAAAGTTGTTTGTGGCCTTTGTGCCTCCCGTCACCCGCTGCCGGTGACGGAGTTCATCTATCCGGAGACCGTCAATCCGTTGGATTTTGACGGCCTCCGGGCGGTCGCGGTTAAGTTTGTCCTTGACCACGTGGGCGTTGAATCTGTGTACGCCCAGCCGATCAACGGCAACGATTACACAGACACGGCGTGCTTCCACGGTCGCCGTGCGCTGGTGGTCTACGTCACCGGCTTGACGGCGGCTACGGCGGCAGTCATTGCCGCGTGTGCGGAGAACGGCGTGCATCTGACGTTGATGCACTTTGACCGCAAGTGCGGCGATTACAAGCCACAAGTAATATTTTAAGGTGGGAGGGGGAAATGAAGTATTATATTGAACTTACGGTACGCCATGAAGACCCCCTGACGCACTACACCAGCGAGGATTTTATCGACCTCAATTACCCATGGGTGGATGTCGAATCGTCTCAGATGAATGACGAGTGGGCGAAAGCCCGTCTCATCAGCGAGTATTGGGAAGATTTTGACCCCGCGACGCCTGCCCCGCGCATGTGGTGGGAAACCGACAGCAGAAAAGACGAAAACAACGATTATTATACATTGGTCGTATATACGGCTACTGATGATGGCGAGCCGGATTTTGATAACATGGTCGCAGGCGCGTCTATGGACACCTGCGACATTTGGGAAGAAAAAGAAAGAAATGAAAAAAAGCAAGTGTAAACTTGCTTTGCGTCGCGGAAACTCATAAATTTAGGAGGAAAAAAACATGAAATTGAAAAAAGGCTATTCGCTCGTTTGGGGCGAACCTGAAGGCCGCAGATTTTGCGGCGACGGCACGACTGTGCCGGTTTCCCTTGTCCGTGATGGGCAGATTGTGGCAAAGTTTGTCACCTGCCCTTGTGGTCGCGGCTGCGGCAACAAGGACGTCGTGTTGTGCGACGCTTTGGGCAGCCATGACCTTGAGCCTGAGATCGAGGAGGCGCGAGCGGAATGATGGGAATCAAAGAGCTGCGTATCCTGCGCGGTTTGAAGCAGAAGGAGCTGGCGGATAAGATGGGTATATCCGCTCAACAGCTCAACAATTATGAAGGGGGGCAGAGCAACCCCGGAAACAAAATTCTGCCCGCGCTGGCGGACGCGCTGGGCGTTTCGACAGCCTACCTTCGGGGCGACGCCCAGCGGTTGGCCGTCTATGACTGGCAGACCGGGCGCACGGAGGCACTCCCAATCGTGTCCGAGACGGTGATCGACGAGTATGGGATATTTTATCTCGTCGATCACCCGGATGTCGGGATCATTGCTGTTATCCAGTCTGAGGGTATGCAGTTTACCCTCGCGGACTGGCGGTTGGAACAACCGATGACCGTTGATGAGATCGGCGGCGCGCGCTGGGTAGATCCGCGCGGCGAAGATGCGATCATGTATAGGGGATTGCCGCGCAGCCTTGTCGGCGGCGTGCTTGGATGGAGGTAAGTGGGATCGGATCATCTAAATCCAAAAATATTGACCGACAAAAAAACAAAAAGGAAAGGAAGAAAAAACATGAAAATCCCAATTTACAAATCTTATGGTGTTCTGACGCACGAATACCAGCCGGTTTATACGTGGGCATGCCCGCAGAGCGAATCCTATGATGAGATCGTCGTGGAGGTGCCAAACGTTGACGGCGAGAATTGTGATGGCGATCCGCTTGTAAATCTGGGTGACGGACTTGTTTATCCGCTTCGGATGATACTTGGCAACTGGGGCGACGAGCCAGCGCTTATCTGGTATGACGGCGCGGTACAGCGCCACAAAATCCTGAAAGCCTATACTAAACTATAAGATAGCCCCGGCCATAAAGCCGGGGCTATTTTTAATGCAAAAATAAATAAAAATAATTTGTAAAACACTTGACAAGTAAATTAAAATGATGTATAATATGGCCATAAGAACAAGGAAAACAACCTGACAGGACAGGAGGAAGAAACCATGAAAGAAAAGTACAAACAGCAGATCTCAACCGTCGCGCGGGAGATTCTGGAAAGCTCCGGCCTGAGCTTTTCCCTCGTTGGCGACAAGATGGCCGTATCTCCGCGCGACAAGGCCGTCAAGCTGGTCAAGGCGCATCCCGCCGAGGTGCAGGAGATCAAGGCCGCGTTGCTGGCCGAGCAGACCGAAGATCGCGAAACCGCCGAGCGCCGCCGGAATTTCCGCGCCGCGATTCCGGGGCTTAAAGAGCTTGAGGCGGCGAAAGCTGAGCAGGCGGCCTACCGCGAAGCGTTCGCTCGGGCTGTGGATAGCGGTAGCGGCATCTATCCCGCCAAGCCCAAGAACGATCCGGTAGAACTGAGCGCGAGATACCCGATGGCGGCCGCGATGCTCCGCGCGGAAAGCTACTCCCGCGCCGCCAACTACAGCAAAGCCAGCGCAGGCAGAAAAGCCGTCGAGCGCATCCTTGACGGCGACGACTGGGAAAAGGCCGTCAGCGACATGGAGGCCGAGTGGCACGAGGCGGCGCTCGAACACATGTGGGACTGACAAAAAACCGACATAAAACTGACGTGCATCTGATAGGTGCACGTCCTTTTTTTATGCAAAAATGAGGGCAGAAGCAGGTGAGAGCGTGTTTGTTCCATTCAATCCGAACCCTTTTCGATCTCGTGTCGGCGACTGCGCGATTAGAGCCGTAAGCAAGGCCACAGGGCAAACATGGGAAAGTGTCTTCGTCGCGCTTTGCCTCGACGGTTTCTGTGCAGGGGATATGCCGAACGCAAACCACATCTGGGGCGCGTATCTTCGGCGCAAAGGCTTCAAGCGTCACAGCATCCCGGAGACGTGCCCGGACTGCTACACGGTTTCGGACTTCTGCCGAGACTTTCCGCGTGGCGTTTATGTTTTAGCGACAAATGGACACGTTCTCGCGGTCGTGAACGGTGATTGGTATGACACATGGGACAGCGGCGGCGAAACGCCCCTTTACTACTGGGAGGGATGATTTATGGCCTATCCGATGCAAGGCTGGCAACAGCCATACGGCGGATATTACCCACCTATGCAAGACCAACTCGCGCAGCTCAGATCACAACCATACATGCCGCAGCAGCCAGCGCAGCAAGCGCCAGCTCAAAATAGCGGCGGAATCATCTGGGTTCAGGGCGAAGCGGCGGCGAAAAGCTACCCGGTCAGCCCCGGAAGCGGCGTTCTGCTGATGGATAGCGAATCCTTGACGTTTTACCTCAAATCTGCGGACGCAAGTGGTATGCCGTCGATGCGAATCTTTGACTACACCGAGAGGACGGCGCCGAGACAGGCCGAACCGCCTGTACAATCAGCCGAGTATGTGACCCGCGACGACTTCAACGCGCTCGTGGCGCGGGTCGATGCGATGGCAAAAAAGCCGAGCAGGAAAAAGGAGGATGCAGTCGATGAGCAACCCGCTGTTTAATGCGATGCAGGGCATGTCTGGGAATCTTCCCGGACAGATGGGACAGTTTCAGCGAATGGCGCAGGAGTTCAAGCGGTTCAAGGCCGGATTTAACGGCGATCCGCAGCAAGAGGTTCAGCGCCTACTCAACAGCGGCAAGATGACGCAGCAGCAGTTTAATCAGCTCTACGGCATCGCCCGCCAGTTCCAAAACCTTTTCGAAGGTCTCTAACGGCTAAATCCGTGCGCACGGTTAGCGATAAAAACGAAAGGACGTGTGAAAATGTCTTTGACAACCTCTGAAATGACCCCTGCCGATATTGCGGCGGTAACGGGCGGAAATCGCAACAACGGCGGCATGTTTGGAGACGGGAACGGCGCGTGGTTGATCATCGTTCTGTTCCTCTTCATGTTCTGCGGCTGGGGCGGCATGGGCTGGGGCGGCGGCTTCGGCAACAACGGTGCAAATTCTCCGGGCTTCCAAGGCTACGCGACCCGCGCGGACATCAACGAAGGCTTTGCCATCAATGGCATTGACAACGGCATCCGCGCCATCCAGAACGGGCTTTGTGACAGCACCTACGCCATCACCAACGCCGTCAATAGCGGTTTCAGCGCGGCGGAGCTTTCCCGCGCGAACCAGCAGGCGGCGCTCATGCAGCAGCTCTTCGCGATGCAGATGCAGCAGGCGAACTGCTGCTGCGAGACGCGCGAAGCGATTCAGGGCGTGAATTACAACCTCGCTACTCAGGCTTGCGACACGCGCAACCAGATGCAGCAGGGCTTCTGTGCCATCCAGAACACGCTTAACAACAACACCCGCGACGTGATCGACAACCAGAACGCGAACAGCCGTGCGATTCTTGATTTCCTGACACAGGACAAGATTGCGACGTTGCAGGCGGAAAACACCGATCTTCGCCGCGCCGCGTCGCAGGATCGTCAGTCGGCGCTGCTGACCACGGAGATGGGAGCGCAGACTGCGCAGATCATCAACGCGCTGCGTCAACCTGTCGCCGTCCCTGCGTATCAGGTGCCGAACCCCTACACGGGCGGTTACGGTTATGGCTGCGCTGCTAACGCCGGTTGTGGCTGCTAAAATCGCATAAGAGATGCAACTGCTCGGCGTGACCGAGCTGTTCAGCCCTGAGCTGATTCTGCAACGACGGCGGGGCGAATGTGTCCCGCCGTTCCTTATGAAAGGAGATAATCTATGGCTGAGTATACCAACGCCAGCACGGCGCTTGTCGCGGCTGGCCAGAATCTACCGCTGACCGAAACGCCGATTTGCGGCTCTCCGTGCATCGTCCATCGAGAGGGCGCGGGAATCGTAACACTTCGCGGCCTGACGAATCAGTGCCGAGCGCGGTACTTTGTGGACTTCACCGGGAACATTGCCATTCCGGCTGGTGGAACGGTTGGAGCGATCTCCGTTGCGCTGACGATAAACGGCGAGCCGCTGAATAGCGCCGTCGCTATCGTCACCCCTGCGGCGGTTGAGAACTTCTTCAACGTTTCCGTCTCTGCGTTTGTCGATGTGCCGCGTGGATGCTGCGTAACCGTCGCGCTGAAAAACATTAGTGCGCAAGCGATTGACGTTGCCAACGCAAATCTGATCGTCACGCGGCAGGCGTGAGAAAGGAGAAAAATATGGGTATGAAAGCGATGCACGACTTGCGCGATATGCTTTGCGATGAGCTGGACAAAATCGCCGCCAAGCGCGACATGAACCCCGGCGACCTCGAAACCGTCCACAAGCTGACCGACACCATCAAGAATATTGACAAAATCGAAATCCTTGAGGACGAAGGCTACAGCAACAGCGCGGAGTGGCGCGCTGACGTGCGCGGAAGCTATGGACGCAACGACCGGCGCGGCGAGCATTACGTGCGCGGACATTACAGCCGCGACGACGGGCGCGAAAGCATGATGCGCAAGATGGAAGAGATCATGCGCGACGCGACCAGCGAACAGCGCGAAATCATCCGCCGCGCGATGGACGAGCTGCGCAACGCCTGACGGGCGGTGAGCGGCATTGATCGACCTGAAAGAGATCGACGAAACCATCACCAAAATCAAGCACGAAGGGACGAGCGTAAAAGACGCTGAACGTCTGGCGGTACTGTACGGTCTTCGGGCGCACATGGCAAGCGAATCCGTGCAGGATGTGAGGGAAGCACCCATTTCGGCGTACTCGATGGCGGCAGAGCCGGAAAGCGAGTTCCGCACTGCTTGTGCAGGATTGTCATCTGCTGAGCTTATCGATGCGCTGGAAGACACGATTCAGGGCTTGCAGATCGTCGCGCCGAAGGCATACGCGGCGGCAATCCGGAAGCTGAAAGCATCTCGAAACTAGCTGTTTTTGGCATAATTTCACACGAAATTTCACACGAAGAACAAAAAAGCTAGTAAATACAACGTGAATAAATGGGTTCAAGTCCCATCTACCGCACCAAACAGGAAATCCAGAGGCCGCAAAGGTTTCTGGATTTTTTCTTTTGCCTTCTATTTTATTCAGTGTAAATTATTACTCGTTTCGTGTATCGTCTTTCCCGTTCCGTGTGAACTTTTGCAAAATCATTTCACACGGAATTTCACACGGGCTTTTTGATGGATTCGTAGAGCGCCGCCGTTCCTGCGGCCAGCTCGGCGTTTACGGATTCCTGCCGTTCGCGGAAAAGCTCGACGTACACCTGATGGGAGAAAGCGGACGTTGAATGACCCATGACGCGGGCAAGCTCTTCCTCGGACGCGCCGGAGTAGGCGACGGACGTTGCAAAAAAATGACGCAGATCGTAAAAGCGCATCTTTTCGGGAAGCCCAAGCGCCGCCCTGCATTTTCTCCAGCGGTAGTCAACGAGGTTAGGCTTTAGCGTCAGTATTTGGGCATGGTCAGCGCCTCGCGGCTTGCAGTCGTACAGATTTTGAAAAAAAGACCAGTCGAGACGAAGCGCACGCTCTCCTGCATCTGTCTTTGTGACGTTTTTCCTGACGTATGAGCGGGACTCGTCGCGTACTGTGGCCTTGTCGATGCTTAAAAGCCCCATCTTGTACGCCTTCCCATCTCTGCTGATTGCGGAAACAGGTTCAGCGGACAAATCCCCCCACGTCAGAGCATACGCCTCAGACGGGCGCAAACCCGCGCTCACAATGAAGCAGCAATAAAGGTAGAAATCCGTTTCCCAATGCTCTTTAGCATAGGTCAGCACGTCTCGCGCCCAGCCTTCGGAGAAAAGCTGCTTCTTCGACTTCTTCCTTTTGGCTATGACAATCCCGGACAAATTCAAATCAGGCGCATATTTGCCCAAAACAGAGCGCAGAAAGTAAAACTCATTCCGAACCGTTTTCACAGCATGATCTTTAGCTCTTGCGTCAATCGCTTTTTGGATATCTCGCTCTGTGATTTGATCCAGGCGTAAAGAGACAAGCATCGGAAAGCTGTTCTCCCGTATCGAGACATACGCCGGAATCGTAGACGGCGAATAACCCTGTACTCGGCAAGTGTCTATAAACTCGTCCATCGCCTGACCGAGCGTCAGCGTTTGCTTCTTCTTCCTCTTGTGATCGGCAGCAGCGACGGCGGCGAGGCGTTCAGATTCACGGGCAGTCGATGCGGTGAAGGATTCGACGATTGACTTTCCCGCTGCATCCCTGCCGAGGTAAACCTGTGTTCGCCAGTTGCCGGATGGAAGTTTTTTTGCTTTTGCCATAAATAATCCCCCTTTTGATAATTATTTGATAGTATATTCTGCGGATGGCTGAATATACTAAAAAGCAGAAAGGCGGTGATAGGATGAGCGACACATCCAAGCTATTTGTATGCAGGACAGAAACAAAGCTCGACAGGCTGGAAAATGAAGTAGAGGAAAACACGATTGTACTTGCGATTGTCGAAAATTTGCGCGATTGTCTGAAAGGTCTTCCCGAAGACTTGACGCAGGAGCAGAAGAAAATCGCTTTTGAACGGGCAGTTGATCTGTTCCGCATCGAAAACTGCTTCAAGCTGTTGACTTCCGCTGATTATGGAATTTGTTGCTGTCGAGCTTAAACCAAAAGGCGCGTCCTGATGGGCGCGCCTTTTTTGTCGCTCAGCGCGACCTGATGTTTTGTCGACGTCGGCAAAACATCGCTTGTTTTCATTTCAAGCGATTAGTAGCGGATTTTTGAGTAGTATTCGAGCGACAGACCGTCGCGGATGATCGGGTTGATGCCGAAAGAGACGGCGATCCCTGGCATCATCTCAGCGGTAAAGTTGCGAATATCCCAGTTGACCTTTGCCGCTTCCGATGCTTTCACGCGGATAGATGCGGCCATGCCGTCGCTCTCGTTGCCGTACTTGTCAAGATACGTCGTATGAGCGACGATATTAACCGACCCGTACACAATTTTTCCCTCTTTGGCAAGATTTGCGAACTTCTCGTTCACTTCTTTTGCGTTATATAGGAAGCCGCCCATTCGATCATCGTTCTTGCGCATGAAGGTATCTGGGTATTTCACGTCGAGCTGAATCATGGGCGCATCCTCGCCGAGCATCTGCTCACACGTCACGGAGATCAAGTCGCTGTACTTGGGGTCGTAACTGCCGTATACGGAGTTCGCGACGGATTCCGCCCATCCTTGCAAGGTATCAGGCTCAGGCGTTGCCATCGGTTTCGGCGTTTTTGTGGGTTTCGGCGTTGCCGTCGGCTTTGGCGTTTTCGTCGGCTTCGGTGTTTTTGTCGGCGCTGGGGTTTTCTCTTCGCTGGTCGTCTGCTCAACTTGCGCATTCGGTTCATCCCGCGCTGCTGTGTCTTCGCTGCTGCGCTTGTTTACTGTACCAATGAACGCCAAAATGACGATTGCAACGCAAAAATAGGAAAACACTTTGAAAATACGGGATAAACAGCCTGCTTTCTTTTTTTCTTTCTTAACCAATTTTAGCACTTCTTTCGTTTTTACGTTTGCTTATTCAATCGCAGATTCCTTGACCGTTATGTTGATTTTATATTGTTTGCTGTTATCAACGGTATATACGATAGCGCCTTTCCCCTCACTGACGGGCGTGATGTGATAGGCTTCGCATATTCCATACTTGCGCTCGTTTATGCTGTCATAAGTAAAACACTGATCCCCCTGTGTGCCGACGGTGCAAAAATGTGAGCCACTATTTGCGTCGAGGAGCATATACAAATCTTCGCCATCGGGCGAATCTATGACGATATCCTTAGAGCTGAAATAGGTATCGGGCGCAGACAATGATATTTTGATCGTTTCCCCTTTGCCGTCCTTCGGTACGCCCGTCAACGTGCCTTTCCCCAGAAACAGGGAGAACACGCCGTCCTCCGTGACGTGCAAGGCTTCCACGCTTGAACTCCAATCGTAACTTTGAGGATCAGGAACATCGACAGCATAGAGAGCGGTGGCGGCGACATCCGCTTTTTTACAGTCAGCCGGGAACGGGATGCAATCCTTCGGGTCGATCTCGTTCTCTGCCGTGACGCGAACGGGAAGAAGGGCAAACGCCAGAAGAAACAGAGCAACGATTCTTTTCATTTTCTTAACCTCTTTTCATATTCTTTTTGCCCTCTGACATGAATATAATGTAAGCAATGGAGGGAGTGTCGATGATAATTGTTATTATTGTAGTAGCATCTCAACCGCAAAATCCGTTTGAGATGCCGCCGCCGGAGAGGGTGAGCAACAAGCCGAGTTGATGCGAGACATCAGCATAGATTCCTTCGACTATTATAATGGGGTGATTTTTTGAAGAATGAAAACGAAGTGCTGACGAGCGATTTTATGAAAGTAGTTAATAAACTGAATCCTCACCAGAAGGATCTTCTCCTTGAGCTGTTAAAAGACCTTTTGCGAAGTCAAGAGCACGTTGACGATTCCAATTATTCAGGAGATTAAAAATCTCTTGATATTCTTTATTACTCCCATCGCTAGTAGCGGTGGGAGTTTTTTCTTCACTTTCGTCCTTGCCCGCCACGCCTAGCAGATATTCGACGGAAACTCCGAAAAGTTTCGCTAGATTAACGTAATTATCCATCGAGGGTTTTGTCTTCCCGCTTTCCCAGTTGCTAACAGAAGGTGCAGCCACGCCGAGAGCAACGGCAACGTATTTTTGACTAAGGTTTGACTTTTCTCTACATTGTTTGATTCTGTTCATTTTTCAGCCCTCCTTTACACCATTATATAGCTAAAAACTATCTTGGTAAAGAATAAAAAAATAGTTGAAAACTATTTACAATAGCCTTTAACTATGATATAATAGCCATGAGCTAAGAAAATAACCGATAGCTAAGGCAGGTGATAAAGTGATTAGACAGTGGCTAAAGGATATCCGCATCGAGAAAGGGCTGAGACAAAAAGACATTGCTGAAATGGCCGGCATTTCTCAGCCATCCTACTGGCAAATCGAGTGCGGGCTGTGCGACCCTACGGTTGACACAGCGAAAAAGATTGCTCACGCATTGAATGTTGACTGGACGCAATTCTTCGATAAGGAGGTTTGACAATGAAAAAGCGCCAGCGGAATTGGGACGCGGAAGACGATCTCTTCCGGCGGCAGGTTGGTCAGCTCTGCGGCGTGTCCGGCATGAGCAAGGCCGAGCTGGCGCTGAACCTCGGCGTCTCCACAAAGACGCTGTACAACCGGATCAACCACCCAGAAACGCTGACCAAGCTGGAAGAGCGCAGGCTCTACGAGCTGATGCAAGCCGAAGGGCTTGAGTATCAGGCAGGGTTTGACGGCGTGGCGTTGCCGCGCTTGAGAATCGCAAGGTAAAAAAAAGAGCCGCCCGTGCAGCAACACGAGCGGAAGCCAATGGAAAATTTAAACCATAGCTATTATAGCACAGAAAGGATGAAATATCAATGCTTAAAGCACAGTTTATCGGATTCTTCGCCCGGCTGCTTGAAGGGCTGGGCATGGTGCTTGCGTATGCGCTGGCGGTTGGCGTGGTCGGTGCGGCGCTGCTGCTGGCGTGCTGCATCCTCGCGGAAATGGACAAGGACAAGGAGGGGAAGAAGAATGTGTGATATCTGCCACAGCTTCCCGTGTTTGAGCGGTTGCCCGAATGCTGAACCCGATGTGCCTGTATGTCAGTGCAGCAGATGCAAGGCAGCGATCTATGAGGGCGACAAGATCGCGGAGATCGGCAGCAAGATTTTGTGCGAGGACTGCGCCGACAGCATCAGCACGACAGAGTGGCTTGAGCTGCTCGGCACCGGATGGACGTTTGCGGAGGCGGTCTGAAAATGAAAGAAATCTACACCGTGTACAAGGACACGCGTAACATGAGCCGCGCAGAATGGCTCGCGGCTCGAAAAGCCGGAATCGGCGGAAGCGACGCGGCCGCGATCATCGGCTTGAACCCGTTCTCGTCGCCGCTCACGGTCTGGGCGGATAAGACCAGCGCGGACGAGCCTCAGGCGGAAAGCGAAAGCGAAGCAATCTGGCTCGGTAACGTGCTGGAAGACCACGTCGCGAGGCGATACGCCGAAGAGAGCGGTCTGAACATTGTTCGGTGCAATCAGATGATGCAGAGCATCGAACACCCGTTTATGCTGGCGAACATCGACCGCCGCGTCAAGGGCAAGAGGATCGGCGTTGAAATCAAGACGACATCCTCTTTTACAAAGACCGACTTTGCGGGCGGAGACGTCAATCCCTGGTACTACGCGCAGTGCATGCACTACCTTGCGGTAACAGGATGGGATGAGTGGAAGCTCGTAGTGCTGGTCATCGGCCGCGGGCTGTATACATACAGCTTTAAGCGTAAAGAGAACGAAGACCAGATCAAGGCGCTCATCTCCGCCGAGGACTACTTTTGGCGCGAATATGTTTTGCAAGGCAAATGCCCGCCCGTTGACGGAAGCAAGGCGGCGGAAGAAATCCTGACCAAGCGCTATCCCGTATCTGACGGTTCGACCATCACGCTTGACTGCGACGATGCAATCAGCCAATACATGACGCTGACGAGCAAAATCAAAGAGCTTGAGGGAGATAAAGCCCTGTATGAGCAGCGCATCAAGGAGTGCATGGGCGAATCCGAACGCGGAGAGAGCGCGAACTACATCGTAAGCTGGAAAAACAGCACCCCACGAAAGACCATCGACACCAAGCGGCTCACAGAGGAACACCCCGAAATTGTTGACAGATACATCAAGATTGGCGCACCTACGCGCCGATTCATGGTCAAGGAGGCATAAAAGATGGAAAGACAAGCGAGAAACACGGCGGGAATTATCACAAACGCAACCGCCAGCCGCGCACCCGTCGCGGCGACTACGACCGCACCCGTTGCAGCGCGAACCGTCAACCAAATTCTGAACGGCATGTTCGACTCCGAGGGCTACAAAAAACGCCTGAACGATTTGCTGGGTGATCGAGCGCCGCAATTTATCTCGGCGGTCATCACGCTTTGCAACGCGGATGCAAACCTGACGGCGGCGGTTCGCCAAGCCCCGCAGACGGTCATTCAGGCGGCGCTCAAAGCCGCAAGTTATGACCTGCCGGTTGATAATGCGCTCGGCTTTGCCTACATTGTGCCGTTCAACAACAGCAAAAAGACGGACGACGGAAACTGGATCAAGATTCCGGAAGCGCAGTTCATTCTAGGATACAAGGGCATGATTCAGCTTGCGCTCAGAACCGGAGCATACAAGCGGCTGAACGTCATGGATGTGCGTGAGGGAGAGCTGATCTCCTGCGATAGATTGACCGAAGACTTCGAGTTCCGCTGGGAACAGGACGAGGCGGAGCGTGAAAAACTGCCGATCATCGGCTATGTCGGATATTATCGCCTTGTGAATGGCACGGAGAAGACGGTGTACATGAGCGTTCAGCAGATCGAGGCGCACGAAGCGAAGAACCGCAAGGGAAAGAATCAGGGCAAAGGCTGGCGCGACGACTGGGACGCTATGGCGCGGAAAACCGTCATGCGCCGCTTGCTCGGACGCTGGGGCGTTATGTCCATCGACTACAAGAGCGCATCTCCCGCCGCACTGAAAGCGGCGCATGATATAAGCACAGGAATGGTCGATGATGAATCCCCGCTGCCTGATGGCATCGTAGACGTAACGGACACAGGAACGGCGCACGACGCGCCGGAGAGTATCCCTGAAGACAAGGAACAATAAAAAAACCGCAAGGGCTAAAACCCTTGCGCATGGTGCGCAGCTCAGGAGAGCAGCTTCAAGGCGGCAAGCAGCGCCAAGAAGAAGGGGCGGGTCGATACCGCCGCGCGCCGAGCAGAAGAAGTTTTGGTAAGTCAAGCACGAAGGAACTGCTTGAAACGGTGAAAGCTCCAACAGAAGGGAGGATGGCGGAGCAAGGGCAAATTATGATCATACTGGCTGCTCGGAAAGACGGGCACCGCACATTTCATTTCTGGCGCTTCGGAAAGACGAAGGGACGTGTTCTTTAGCATCGACAGATCGGAAAGACGATCAACAAAATTGACAGCCGGAGAGACGGCGGAAAGACAAAACTGTTTTTTCACATTCTGACGGCGGGAAAGACCGCACACCATTTTTTCTGGCAGCCGGAAAGACGGCAAATAAAAAACGTTTCACAGACGGCCTAGCCGCCGGGGCAAAACGGCGGCACTTATGGCAAGCATAGCAGGTATCGGCGCGGGAGCTTCTTCTTGACAGACGAAATCTTCCTCCTAATCAAGGTTTTCCTTCCACAATTCGCTTCATGGATTTAACGCGAAGCACCTTGCCCACGCGCCCGGTTCAATTCCGGGGCTTGCCACAATTTACTTTAAGTAGAAAGGGAAAAAAGAATGCTGGATTATCTGAAGGTCTTCCCAGACATCGAAGTTCTTCTCAAACGATATGATGACGCACAGCGCGGACGGCTTTTTATGGCCATGATGGCCTATGCCTACCGTGGCGAGTTGCCGACGTTTGGCGAGAACGCGCCGGAATGGTATGTCTGGGACACACTTCAATTTAAAATCGACCAGTGCGCTGAATCCTTGGAAGCGAAGAAAGCAAGCGGGAAGAAAGGCGGAAGCGCCAAGCAACCGGAAGCAGACGAAAGCAACGTCAATCAGACGGAAGCAAACGCAAGCACATTGAAGCAAAGCCAAGCAAAGTCAAGCAAAGCCAAGCAACCGGAAGCAGAAGAAAGCAACGTCAAGCAAAACGCGTATATACAAGAACAAGAACAAGTAAAAGAACAAGAAAAGAATATTGGTGGTGGTTACGTAACCCCAAACCCCTACGACGACGTGACGGACGACGAACTGCGGCGAATGCGGGAAGAACAGGCAGACGTGGAGGCTGCTGCAAAGCGCATGGGTTTACCCGCCAGTGCTTCGGGCGACTTTGACGTTATGGACAGACTCAGGACTGATTACGGAGCTGAAAATCTGCTGAAAGCCATAAGCAGAACCCAAGGGGCGACGGAAAAAAGCCGATGTTGGCGGTATGTCGAGGGCATTCTTCGCAAAGAGAAAGAGCGAGGATACACGTGGGCGGAAAAGCCGCCTGACAGCGTGGGAGGAATGAGCTATGGACGATCCGTACCAAAGTCTCACGAAAGAGATCTCTGAGCGCGAATTCTGCGGCGCAATCATCAAGGGCGACACAAAGGCAAGCGATTCCGGGCTTAAAGCCGAATGGTTCACGATCCCGTTCTGCCGCCGAATTTTTGAGGCCGCGCTTGCGCTTGAGAGGCAAGGTCGTCCATGCGATATCCCGACGCTTGAAGGCGTGATTTCTGACGACGACCTTGAACAGGCTATCGTCGTCGCCACGGAAACCGTCACAACGGCGCTTGCCGAGCAGCAGGCACGGAATATCCGGGAAGCGGCAATGCGGAAAGCGCTTATCAAGACGTGTCTGGATACAGTCAAGAGCGCGAACGATGGCGAGATATCCACGTCAGAACTGCTTAACGGCGCTGTGGTGCGCTTGAACGAACTCGGCGGACAAACAGACGACGGAGACATTATCAGCGGCACAGACGCGCTTTGCGGCTTTTATACGCGGCTCACGAGCGGAGTGGTTGAACCCATCGCAAAGACAGGGTTTCCGAAGCTCGATCAATCCTTGCTGATTGCGGGAGGAAAGCTGATCGTTGTCGGCGCACGGCCTTCCGTCGGCAAGTCTGCGCTCCTGCTGCATATGGCCGTTCGAGCGCTGGACGCAGGCAGAAGAATCCTGTTGGTATCTCGCGAGATGGGCGCGGACGAAATCGTCGGGCGTGTTGTGGCGCAGAAAAGCGGCGTCTCAGTGGACAAAATCGAACGCCACGACCTGACGGAAGACGAGATCATCAAAGTCGCTGACAGCTTTGCAGAAATCCCGTCAGAGAGGTTCTGCATCAGCGAACGGGCGCGAACCGTGCAGGATATCCGCCGGATGGCGCTGAGGACGCGAGCACATGGCGGGCTTGATTTGATCGTGGCTGATTACTTGCAGCTGCTTGATGCAGGACAGAAGACAAACAACCGCGCGGAAGCAGTCGGAGTTGTCACAAGAGGGCTAAAGACGCTTGCGATGGAGCTAAAAATCCCGGTTTTGACCGCTTCACAGCTCAACCGCGCGAGCGAGCGGAACGACGAGCCGAAACTGTCAGACCTCCGCGAATCCGGCAGCATCGAGCAGGACGCAGACGCGGTACTCCTGCTGCATGCGCCGAACGACAAGGACGACCCGGAAAGGAAGCTGTTTCTGGACAAAAATCGGGGCGGTCGATGTGGAAGGATTACGCTGTATTTTGACGGCGCAACGATGCGATTCACGGAAATGCAAGGGGGTTAAGCATGAACGATGTAACGATTTTTCGCAAGGACGAGTTCGGCGCGGTGCGTGCTGTGACACTGGAAGGTGAACCGTGGTTTGTGGCGGCGGATGTGTGCAGGGCGCTGGGACTGGGGAACAGCAGCGATGTTATTAAGCGTTTGGATGAGGATGAACGCACCCTAGTTTCAATCGAGGGTGCGAGCAACGGGCTTCCCGTGAATGCCGTCAACGAACCGGGGCTTTACGCTTTGATTCTTGGTAGCCGTAAGCCCGAAGCGAAAGCCTTCAAGCGCTGGATTACCCACGAGGTTATTCCGGAGATCCGCAAGACGGGCGGGTATATCGCCGGACAGGAAATGATGGACGACGACCAGCTCTTGGCGAACGCGCTGATGGTTGCACAGCGCAAGATTGACGAGCGGAACAAGCAGCTCGAAGCGGCGAACGAAAAGATCAAAGCAGACGCGCCGAAGGTTCTGTTTGCCGAAACCGTGGAGAAAGCGGAAACCTGTATCTCAATCGGGACGCTGGCCAAAATTCTGAATCAGGCAGGGCTAGATATCGGAGAAAGACGGCTGTTTGAAAGGCTACGAAATGACAAATGGCTAAACTCAAAAGGCCGAAACTGGAACGTCCCGTCACAGAAAAGCATGGATATGGGGTTGATGCGGGTGCATGAGAGTACGATTTCCAGAAGCAGCGGTATCCAGATCAACAAAACACCGCTAATCACCGGGAAAGGCCAGCGGTTTTTCCTTGATTTGTACGCGCCGAAAGCGACGCAGGAGAGACTGCCGATATGAGCAGGAAAAGCAAAATGCCGAGAGGGGCGCTTGATCAAGTATTAACCTCCAGAACTTGCCCCATGTGTGGCACTAAGTTTGTGACGGCATACCCGATGATCTATGCCTATAAGATTACTGACAAAAAAGGAAAATGTAAGTATTTTTGTCGGTACACCTGCATGAGGACGTTTCAAAGGCAGCAGTGGGAGGCGAAGAAAGAGTGAGAAACACAACGCCGACTGAATCCGAAGAGCAGCAGACCCTTTTCAGCTGGGCGGCGATGCAATGCGGGAAGTACCCGGAATTGGCGCTGATGTTTCACATCCCCAACGAGGGAAAGCGAAGCTGGATGACGGGCGGCAGAATGAAGGCCGAAGGGCTGAAAAGCGGAGTGCCCGACATCTTCCTGCCCGTCCCGCGTGGAGAGTTTCACGGGCTTTTTATCGAGATGAAGCGCACGAAGGGCGGAACGGTCAGCGATTGTCAAAAGCTATGGCTGCATGACTTGCAAAAACAAGGCTATTGCGCGGCAGTGTGCCGGGGATGGTGCGATGCTGCGGAATATATAAAAAAATACTTGGAGGGAAAAGCATGAACAAGGTTTTTCTGATCGGCAATCTGACCCGCGACCCGGAAATGCGATCCACGCAGTCCGGTGTTGCGGTCTGCAACTTCTCGATTGCGGTCAATCGGCGTTTTAAAAACGCGAACGGCGAACAGGAAACGGATTTTCTGAACGTCATCGCGTGGCGGCAGTTGGCCGAGCTGTGCGGCAAGTATCTTGCCAAAGGGCGAAAAGTGGCCGTGACGGGCAGCATCCAGACCCGAACCTACGAGGTGAAGGACGGAAGCAAGCGGACGGCGTGGGATATCGTCGCTGACGAGGTGGAGTTCCTGGCACCGCAGAACCAGCAGAGCAGCACACAGAGCGCGCCGGGGGCATACACGACGGCGGTGAGCAAAGACAGCGGGACGGCCTATGCGCAGCAACCGCACAATGATTTTGGCGGATTCACGCAAGTGGACGACGAAGAACTGCCGTTTTGATGGAGGAAAAGAGCATGCTGAACGAATTGCGCGATGAGATTTACAGTGACGCGGTGGCACATGGGCTGTGGGACGGGGACTATATTCGGAAAACGCTGAGGAGCAACGATTGTCTGAGGGATTCCGGTATTTTGCAGATTTACAAAATTGTAAATACCGAGCGAGAGTTGGGACGAGTTCATGCAACGCTGCGCGTTTTCGTGGAGAATCAGGAACTTTTGGGTTCGGTGCTTGAGGAAGATCACTTCCGCGAGGAGCTGGCGGACGTTATCATCACGGCGCTGTCTGCCGCCGGGTATCTGGGCATCGACATTGACAAGGCGGTGCGGGAGAAGATGAAGATCAACCGTGGACGAGAGTGGAGGCACGGGAAATGAGCCTTATCGAGTACGACCTTTTTGGGCAAAAGCGGGACAAGGTGCAGACGGCGATAGATCGGCTGCGGGCGTTTGAGCCGCAAGAGGGGTACTATGTCGCGGACAGCGGCGGGAAAGACAGCTCATGTGTCGTCAAGCTATGCGAGATGGCAGGGGTTAAGTTTGACGCTCACTACAACGCGACGACGATTGACCCGCCACAGCTTGTACGCTTTATCCGGCAGAATCACCCCAAAACCGAAATCGAAAAGCCTGAGTATACCATGCGAGAGCTGATCGTCAAAAAGCAAATGCCGCCAACGCGATTAATGCGCTACTGTTGCCAATACCTCAAAGAGCTGCACGGTCAAGGGCGCGTCGTGGTTACGGGCGTAAGGTGGGCGGAGAGCGGAAACCGCAAGAACAACCAAGGGCTTGTGACGTTTACAACCGCGTCCAAAGAGCTAAACAACGCAGCGGATTTGAGCGGTGCAGAACCGAATCGAACGAGCAGAGGCGGGCTGATACTCAATACCGACAACGACGAGAACCGCAGAATGGTTGAGATGTGCTATCGGACGCACAAAACGCTTGTCAATCCGATTATTGACTGGACAGACGCAGATGTGTGGGAGTTTATACGGCACTACAACGTGCCGTACTGCGAACTGTACGATTGCGGATTCAAGCGGCTTGGCTGCGTGGCCTGTCCGCTTGGCGGCTCTGTGAGCATGCAAAGAGAGCTTGAGCTTTTCCCGCAGTTTAAGAAATTTTACATCCGCACTTTTGACGAGATGCTGGACGCGAGGCGAAAAGCGGGAAAATCCATCAATAGGCATTGGACGGACGGTGAATCTGTCTTACGCTGGTGGGTAGGCAAAGGCGGAGAGAGCAAAGACGAGTTGCAGCTTGGGATTTTTGATGAAACGGAGGAAATGACCGATGAAATGTAAATGGTACGCTGCGTTTGAAGGTGTCTGCACCAATGGCGAGTGTCCGTATCGCGGCGACGTGTGCCCGACGAGCGAACACCCGGAGGTGTGCAAATACGCGGAAGAGAAGCCCGAAATTCCGCAGTTGAGCGTGGAAGAGCTGGTCAAGACGCTGAGGCTCTGCAATATCATAAGCTGCCGCAGTTGCGCATTTTGTAAATCCTCAAATTGCAGAAGTATCTTAATGTCGCAAGCCGCCGACATGCTGGAAAAGCTGGCGGCGGAGAAGGACGCGAAGAAGCCCGACGAGTGGAGCAGCGTTAAAGACGGGCCGCCGAAGAACGAGCAGGAAGTCCTTATCTACTGTAACCGGGGTGGTTTCCGGTTTGTTTGCCCGGCTATCTATGAGGACGGAACGATGCTGACACAGGATAGCAGATGGAACTGGAACGACATAGAGGAGTACGGCACTTATAGCGAAGAAAATGATGATTATTTCGTTCCAAAAGGCTGGTGGGAGAATAGACAATTTACCCCGGACGATGTGTATAACTGCCCGGTAGACTGCGAAGTTACTCACTGGATGCCGCTGCCCGAGCCGCCGAAGGAGGAAAAAATCCATGAATGAGAATCAAAAGAAATCCGTTTTCGATTTGCCGAAGATGGTGACGGACAACCCGAAAGGCAATTTCGAGGTGATGCTCAATTTGGTCTACGGGAAAGACGGGTGGAGCTACATCCGTTACAGTGAAGATGGAACGGATGGTATGCCTATTACGGATTTCTGCTTAAAAAAGTTTTGCCCGGAGTTTGGATGTTCGGCATTTGCAGACCAGACCATGACCGACGAGGAAAAGGACGAGCTTCTCTTCGATTGTGTCTTTGATAACTGCCCTGTTGCAACGGTATACGCGGCACTCAGCGGATATGGTCATCTGCGCGACCGTCTGAGGAAGCACGAGGACGCGATGACAAACAGGGTGCCACCGCTGTCCGAGCCGACGAAGGAGGAAAAGCAATGAGCGAATATTATTCGGATGAGGAGTTCCCGACTTTCAGCGATCCTGAGACGTACGAAGCGTTCCGACAGTTTGCCGAAAAATGGAGGCGCAGCACTTTTGAAGAACTGCAATTTCAGGTTAAAAATCTCCAAAATGAGAACGATTGTCTCAGAGCTCAGATTAAGGAATTAAGCCTTATCAAAAAGAATTGGGACGAAAAAATTAAAGAAATTCGGGGTGCCAAGCTCAAAGAGCTTTTGAAAGACGTTCAGGAGTGCGCGTATCTCGTTGATTACGAATATGAATATGCGCACGTTAAATGTGACAAGTGCGACGGCGAGAGGAAAATCCATTTTAAATCGCCGTCTGGGAAAGAACTTACGGAACCTTGTTCTTGCTCTTGCAAAGTACTACGTTATTTTCTGCGCGAAATTCCGCTTTATCAAATCGAAACTCGCAGTCGTTATGGGGAAGAACGAATATCACCTATCTATATTTACCAACAAGGAGAAGACGAAGTCAGATACTCTGTGGGAGATTTCCGAGACGAACTTGACAATGAAAAGATTTCAAAGAGTTATCCTTGGAAACCAGCCTTTTTGAGCAAAGAACGGGCTGAGGATTATGCCAGATTCAAAAATGCAGCGGAGGAAACCCATGATTAAAATTACCAACCGAGAAGGAGCGGAAACGGAGGAAGAGCGATGAAAACGCCTGATGAAATAAAGAAGGCTCTTAGGCTTTGTGACGCGGTATGTTGTACTCTGGATTGCCCATATTTTAGGAGTACCAGCGCGAACTGCGTAAAAAAGCTACATAAAAACGCGATCGCCTACATCAAGCAGCTTGAGGCGAAAGCTCGTGCATCTGTGATACACCGCGCCGAGCCGAAGAATCGCGTGCTGACGCTGGAAGAGGTTGCAAAAAGCGAGGTCATGTGGTACGACGACCGCCTAAGGACGAGAGCACAAGTAGTTATTCTGGGATGGGGACGATGTGAGCCCGATTTCACAAAGCTAGTAGATCGTTGCGGAGATGAATTTTATCGGAAGAATGCGTCTTATAACGATTTCTGGCGCTGCTGGCTGCGCAAGCCGACGGAAACTGAAAGGTGGGAAACGCCGTGGGAAAGCTGATGACTAAACTCCGGCAGAAGCTATGCCGACATATGAGGCTTGAATTTGACGCATGGCTCCATGAAGATGGAAAGTGGTTTATATATGGAACGTGCGTATATTGTGGGGCAAAGTTGCGCGGGGTAAGTTTTGCAGACAAGTGCGCAAAAGATTTTATTGATGTGTGGGAAAAGGAGACAAGAAAGCCATGAATGACGCGCCATGCCGCGACTGTACGAGCCGCGAGGTCGGCTGTCACGCGGGATGTGAGTGATACAAGGCGTATGCCGACAGCAGGAAGCAAGCGCTGGAAAACCGCTACACGGCTTGTATAGAAGGCACGGGCAGAAAGCGCAGTCATGAGCGCTGATTGGAGTTTCAGCGAAAGGTACAAAAAGGAGGTTAATAATGCAGTTGACAGAAGCGGACAAGCGCACGCTGATTGACACGAGGAAAAAGCGCAAGGCGTATATGAGGACGGAGGAAGCCTACGAGGAAGAAAAGGCCGCCTATCTGACGGCGCAAAAGCTCACGGGCATGCCGTCTGGCTCATCCAGCAGTGCAGGGCTTGAAGCCTATGTCATACGGCGTGACAAGGCTTTCGAGGCACTGCAAGCCGCGAGCATGGCCTATCTTACGGCGATTTCTGCAGCGCTTGAGGTGATCGACAAGATTGTGCTGCAAATCGAAACACTTGAGAAGGTCAGCCGAGTGCGAGAGTTTTGCAAGGCGTATTTTATCGAGGGATTGTCCGTCACTGAGGCGACGGCGCGCCAAGGGCTGGCCGAAAGCACAGGCTGGGCGTACAAGAGGGAGATTATAGGCGACTTGCAGTAAACTTATAGAGCGGTTGGAGCTACACATAGAGTGCGACCGTGTGATAACATTAAAATCAGCGAAGAGCGCAAAGCGCAGGACGCTGGCAAATAATCAGCAGCAAAGCCGCGGCGAACGTCACGGCTTTTGTTTTGGGGTGATTTGTGCTTTACCTCCGGCACAAATCGGGAAGCAACGCAACAGGACGCAGAGTGGGAGCAGCGTTGCTTATGCTGATTCAGGGCAAAAAACTGCGGCGAACAAAAAATATATGTTGACACATATATGGAAAAGCGCTATAATAATGGTGGAGGTGATGGGATGCCGACCGAAAGCCAGATTGCGGCAACCCGGCGCTATAAAGAGCGCCATATCCGCCGCGTAGCACTGGAAATGCAAAAGGAAGAATATGAAATGTTAAAAAATCATGCGGATGCACAGCGGGAGACCGTCAGCGGCTATCTTAAGGTAGCCATGCGCGAGCGCATGAGGAAGGAGGATGAAGGCAATGTATGAAAGGATTGAGTACACCAACAGCGCCGAGCTTTGCGAGCAGATGGCGCAGGAGTGCGACACAGCGATTATTGCTTTCTCCACCGGCAAGGACAGCATCGCGGCGTGGCTGCAAATGCGCCGATACTTTAAGCACATCGTACCGTACTACTGTTATAGTGTCCCGAATCTTGGTTTTGTGGAAAGAAGTCTTGCGTACTATGAGGACTTTTTCGGGACGCATATCTATCGGCTGCCACACCGAAGCCTTTACCGCTGGATGCGAGGGCTTGTGTTCCAGCCGCCGGATCATGTGACAAAAATCGAAGCGCTGGACATACCCGGCGAAGAATACGACGACGCGATGATTGGCGAGATCGTCCGTCAGACGGCAGGACTGCCAGATGGCGCATACACAGGAACAGGCGTTCGCATGGCGGATTCACCTATGCGCCGCGTCGGCCTGAAAACGCACGGCTGCATCAATCACAATCGGAAGTGTTTTTACCCGGTCTATGATTGGACAAAAGCCGACCTTTTGCGGGAAATAGATTCGGCTGGCGTGAAACTTCCGCCTGACTATAAGCTGTTCGGCAGAACGTTTGACGGTATTGATTACCGATTCCTTGCCCCGATCAAGGAGCATTATCCGGAAGATTACGAAAAAATCATTACATGGTTTCCGCTTGCCGAACTGGAAATTATGAGGAGGGAAATGTAATGGGCTATTGGGACAAAAAAGAACCTTCCGCGCCCGAACCGGAGGAACAGGAGCAGGCGGACAGCCTTGAAAATGTCGAAGCCGAATGCCTTGAAGAAATGGGCGAGGTTGAAAAAGGATTCCGCGAGCGCATGAAGGCGGAGAATGACCGCTTCCGCGACATGTGCGACACTGAGTATTGGGTCTGCTTGTGCTTTAAGAGCAGAGCACAAAAGGAGGAGTTTTTACAGAGTGTCGGCATGGAAACCGACTTGAAGTACATCGACGGGCGAGAGATGGCACGGGCAGTGAAGCGCCCGGTCAGGACACCGGATTTGAAGTTTGCAAAGATTAAAGCGCCGGACAAAGAGTTTTCGGCGCGGGCTATGGATGTCTGATAAACCCCACGAAAGAGCTGCACATGCGGCTCTTTTTTTGTAGCAGAAAGGAGGTGATTGCATGACCGCAATGCAGCGCAGAATCAACCGCGCAACCGGTGTTTCGGGCGCTGGTGCACGTCGTCGTGAAAGCCGCCGAGTGCAAAGCTCGATGCGAGCGAGAGCGAGCAGCACCTAAACGATGGGCGAGCGCCCGCTAACATAAGAAGGAGGTGGGCGCTTGCCCGGTGGAAGACCACGCTTTGAGTTTACCGAGGAGCGTTTAGATACAATCAAGGAGCTTGCAGCCGAGGGCGCGACGATTGAAGAACTTGCGCACGCCGTCGGATGTGCAGATTCGACCTTCCGTGCCAACAAAAAGGCGATGGAAGCGTATCGGTGGGGCGTACAGGAATCAAAACTCAGCTTGCGTCACTGGCAATTTTTACAGGCAAAAAGCGGAAATGTGCAGATGCTGATTTGGTTGGGGAAAAATATGCTGGGACAGGCTGATAACGTGAAGAACGAGGACAACAAAGCGGTAGAGAAGTTGGATTCGCTGTTAAAGGAGTTTCAAGATGCTGTTAAGCGATAAACAAACGGAGTTTGTACGCGAGGCGCATCATAGATGGAACTTCAAGGGCGGAGCAACGCGAAGCGGAAAGACATATCTGGATTTCAGATGGGTCATCCCGATACGGATAAGGGAGCGCATCGGGAAAGAGGGCTTGACGGTCATTCTCGGCGTTACCAAAAGCACGATTGAGAGAAACGTGCTTGAGCCTATGCGGAATATCTATGGCGATGAGCTTGTCGGCACAATATCTAGTGATAATCGCATCTGGCTTTTTGGCGAACGTTGTTACGCACTCGGCGCGGAGAAAATCACGCAAGTTTCAAAAATCCGTGGCGCATCAATCAAGTATTGTTACGGAGACGAGGTTGCGGATTGGAGCATCGAAGTTTTTGAGCTACTGAAAAGCCGTCTGGACAAGGCGTATTCCTGCTTTGACGGCACGTTCAACCCGCAATATCCCAGCCATTGGTTAAAGACGTTTTTGGACAGCGACGCGGACATATTCAGCCAAACCTACACGATAGATGACAACCCGTTCTTGCCGCCTGAGTTCATTGAAAACCTGAAACGAGAATACGCCGGGTCGGTGTACTATAAGCGCTATATTCTGGGCGAGTGGTCGCTTGCCGAAGGCATGATCTACCCCGGCTATTCCTCAGCGCTCGAAACACCGTTCACGCCGCCGCGCTGGCGCGACGTTTTTATTTCTATCGACTACGGCACACAAAACGCCTTCGCTGCTCTGCTATGGGGCAAGAGCGAGGGCGTTTGGCATATTTTCCGGGAATATCGTTATTCAGGGCGCGACACGCAGGTGCAAAAGACCGATGAGGACTATGTGCGCGACATGGAGCGGTTCGTCAGCGAGAGCCTGCCGGAAGACCAGCAGCGCGGCGTTATGACGATCATTGACCCTTCGGCTGCATCGTTCATCGCGGCGCTCAGACGCTCAAGGCTTGCCTTCCGTGTACGCAAGGCAGACAACGACGTGCTGGACGGCATACGCGACGTTGCGGTCTGTATGCAGCGCGGCGACGTGCGGATTTTCGACAATCTGCCGGAGCTGCGCAAGGAGTTTGACGGCTATGTCTGGGACGATAAAGCGGACGACAAGCCGATTAAGGTCAACGATCACTTAATGGACGCGCTGCGCTACGGAGTGCGCACCATGCGGCTTGTCAAGCCGAAAGAAGAGTATAAAAGCCCATTTTTCGCATAAGGAGGTGATGGCGTTGCTGACGTGGCAGGATTTCCCGACGGACGAGGATAAAATCCCCGATTTCATCTCGCGGATGATTGCGGAGCACAAACAAAACGAAGCGGTTGAAATGGCGCAGACAGCTAACCTGTACGACCATCAGAGAAACAAAACCATAAATGAATATGTGAAGAAAATCTATTCATCTGCTGGGGTATCGGTGCGAAACTATGTTGCATCAAACAACAAGATCGCGTCTAATTTCTTCCGGAGGTTGAATACGCAACGCTGCGCCTACTCGCTGGGCAACGGCGTGACCTTTGCAAGCGACAAAGACACCGACGGAAAAGCGAAGCGGGACGGCGGGACAAAAGCAAAGCTGGGCAAGACGTTTGATACTGAGCTATACAGAGCTGGATATCTGGCACTGATTCACGGTGTCAGTTTCGTGTTTTTCAACTTTGACCACATCCACGTCTTCCCACTGACTGAGTTTGTGCCGTTGTGGGACGAGAATGACGGCACGCTGCGCGCCGGTCTGCGGTACTGGCGCATTGACGGCAGTAAGCCGACGATCGCCGTGCTGTACACCGAAGACGGTTACAGGCGGTTTAAATCAAAATCTGGGTATGCGCGATTTGAGAAAGATGGAGATCTGCGTGCGTACAAGCAGACCGTCTCGAAAGCGCCTGCCGATGCAGAGTCTGAGGTTATCGCCGAGGAAAATTACAGTCGCCTGCCGATTGTCCCGCTGTGGGGAAGTCGATTGCATCAGTCGACGCTTGTCGGTTTACAGCAGAGCATTGACAGCTATGATCTGATTCGGTCTGGATTTGCAAACGATTTGCAGGACTGCGCGCAAATCTACTGGATTCTTGAAAACTACGGTGGCATGGATGACGAGAGTTTGCAGAAATTCCGCGACCAAATCCTCTTACAGCATATCGCAGTCGCAGATACGCGCGATAGCGGCGGCATCAAGCCGTATACGCAAGACGTACCGTATGCTGCGCGGACGGCGTATTTGCAGACCATCAGGCAGGATATCTATGAGGATTTCGGAGGGCTTGACACCAAAGCGATTTCCGCGTCTAACCAGACTGCGACGGCGATTAACTCCGCGTATCAACCACTTGACGAGAACGCGGATGACTTTGAAAATCAGCTCGAATCCTGCATTCGGTCGATTCTGGGGCTGATCGGCATTGATGATGTCCCCATTTTCAAGCGAAACCGCATCAGCAATCAGCTTGAACAGGTACAAATGCTGATGCTGGAAGCGACGTATCTTGACAGACAGACGATCCTTGAGAATCTGCCGAATATCTACATCGACAAAGTACCGGAGATCATGGCGCGGCTGGACGAGGAAACGGAAGGGCGGTTCATGCGCGAGGATAGAGAAGATGCTGGTGATGACGAGTGACAGATCAGGCGGTTCGGTGGACTGACAAGCAAATCGAAGAGCTAGAGCGGCGCATCCGCGACGTGTACACCGATGCGGCGGCTGATATCCAGCGCAAACTTGATAAGTTCATCGCGAAATTCCGCAGGGATGATAAAAAATATCGTGCGAAGCTCGAAGCAGGAGAGATCACGCCGGAAACCTACCGCGATTGGCTGGCGGGGCAAGTGTTCCAAGGCAAGCGCTGGCGGCAGATGCTTGCCAACATGACGGAGACGCTGACGCACAGCAATGAGCTTGCTATGCAGATCATCAACGACACGACCCCGGAAGCGTTTGCCTATAATGCCAACTGGTCGAGCTACACGCTTGAGAAGGGCGCACGGATAAACATGGGCTTTGAACTGTACGACGCATCGACCGTCAAGCAGCTTATCCGCGACCAACCCGACCTTCTTCCGCCGTCAAAGGTGGATATACCAGTAGACAAGCGCTGGAATCATACGCAGATCACGCAGCAGATCACGCAGGGCATCATCCAAGGCGAACCGCTTGAGACGGTCGTGAAGCGATTGCAGCGCGTGACGACGGCGAACGAGGTCAGCGTAAGACGACACGCAAGAACCGCGATGACGTACGCGCAGAACGCAGGGCGCATCGAAAGCTATCATCAGGCGGCAAAGCTGGGTATCAAGCTGCAAAAGGAGTGGCGGGCGACGCTGGACAACCACACGCGCCACTCTCACGCCATGCTTGATGGGCAGCGGGTAGACGTAGACAAGCCGTTTCAAAGCGAGCTTGGCGAGATCATGTGTCCGGGCGACCCAAACGCAAGACCCGCGAATGTGTACAACTGCCGGTGTGCGCTCGTGTCGTACAATCCAAAATATCCGCCGCGAAATGAGACGCGGCTTGACAACATCACCCGCGAAACGATACCGTTTAAGACCTACGCGGAGTGGGCAAGATGGAAGGAGACGCACAATGGCGGGAAATCTGATCGACAACAGCGCGGCGTTTTTGGCAGAGCTGGAACGCGCAAAGGCGCGGGCGCTTGAGACTATCGGCCAGCAAGCCGAGCGATACGCGAAAGACAAGTGCCCCGTCGGAACGGTTGAAAGCACGGGAAAGAAAGGGTACATCGGCGGAACACTAAGAAACAGTATCACGCACAGGGTTGATGACGACGTGGTGAGCGTGGGAAGCAACGTCGAATACGCGCCGTATCCTGAACTGGGCACTGGACCGTATTTCGAAGCACCGCCCGAATGGGAGCAATTCACGACGACGCGAGGAAGCGGAATCGGTAAATCGTTCATGCGACCTCACCCCTATCTGAGACCCGCAATTGAAGATCACCGTGAAGAATACAAAGAAATCATGCGAGACGAGCTGTCAGGAGGTTAAAAATGGGGCTTATCAAGTGGTTTAGGCGGGAGAAAATCCGAAGGGGAGCGCGAAAAGAGATCAAACAGGCGCGAGAAGCCGCACCCGGCACAAGGCAAGGCCAACGCGCACTGGCGCGGAAGATCGAGAAAATCAGGGCAAAGGCAAACAGGGAAATTGACAAGCACCGCTGAGAACAGCGGTTTTTCTTTTGGCAAAAACGGCAAAGTACCGCCGTTTGCATATAAAGCGAAGGGCGAAGAACAGCCCCCGAAGTAAAGGAGCGTAAACATGGCATTCACCAGAAAATTTCTCAAGGCGCTTGGTCTGACTGAAGAACAGGTTGACAGCGTGGTTGAGGCGCACACGGAAACCGTTGACGGGCTGAAAAGCCAGATGGCGGGCTACAAAGCCGACGCTGAGAAGCTGGAAGGCGTTCAGAGGGAGTTGGACGATCTGAAAGCTAAGGGCGGCGGAGAGGACTACAAAAGCAAGTATGACAGCGAACACGCGGCTTTTGAGAAGTACAAGAACGACCAGAGCGCCAAAGAATCGGCGGCACTGGCCGAGCGACTGTACCGGGAGCAGCTTAACGCGCTGGGCATCACCGGAAAGCGAGCTGACAGCATTGTACGCCTGACTGATCTTTCCGCAGTGAAGGTCAAAGACGGCAAGCTGGAAGACGCTGACGGCGTGAAGAAGGGCATCCAGACCGACTATGCGGACTTCATTCCAAACACCAATACACACGGCGCGAATGTGGATAATCCGCCCGACAACAACGGTGGCGGGGTATCCAGCCGCGCGGCACAGGTTGCCAAGGATTATTACGCCGCGATTTATGGCGCGGCAGAAGGAGCGAAAAAATGAGCTTTATCAAAGCTGAAAACGGCGCGGTTTACGCGTCTGGTTATTTTCTGGTTCATGCTGAAGACGTAACGCGGGAGACTTGCACGGTCAAGGCAGACCACGAGAACGTCAAAACCGCCACAAACGGCGGCAAGTATGTTCCAGCGGGGTCTGTCATCCCGGCGAATGACACAACGGCGGTCGGCATCCTGTATGAGGATGTGGACGTGTCCAGCGGCGACATGCCGGGGTCTATCGTTACGCGCGGAGCTGTCTATGAGGACAAGGTTTCTCCGGCGGTTGATACGGCTGCAAAGACGGCGCTGAAAGGCATCACCTTTGTTGCCACTGCCCCGGCAATCACGCGCCCGTACTGAAAGAGGTGAAGAAAAATGGCTGAAATGTTTGAAAACAACATCCTGGGTTTTATCCCGCAGAAAGACTGGCTGAACATCCCGTTCCAGGTTACCCGCCCGAACGACCCGATTGACGGTCTGTTCGGCGACACGCGAACCGCGAATCTGGTAGCCTACTGGCAGAGCATCGCGGCGCAGTATCAGATCCCCGTCATGGCGCAGTTCCACGGCTTTGATACCGAAGCGCGAACGACCTTCCGCGTTCCGGTTGATACGCACAACATCGAAAAGGGTCTGATTAAAGTCAAAATCAATCAGTCCGAGCGCATGCGCGCTCTTCTGCGAAGCGGTGTGCAGCAGAATGACATGTACGATTATGTCATCCGCGATGGCATCAACCTGTCGGAGCAGGTCGTGACACGCACGAAGGTTGCCAAGAACGAGCTGCTGGCGACGGGCAAGGTGACGATCAAGGAGAATAACCTCAACCTGACCGTTGATTACGGCGTTCCGTCTGGGCAGACCTCCAAGACGCTTGATCTGTCCGAGAGCGCTAACGTGCCGAAGCTGCTGCAAGCGCTGATCGATGAGGCAACCGACAATGGCGTGACGCTGACTGGCATTTACACCAGCAAGGCGAACATCACCAAAATGCGCAGCAATGCGGCGATTCAGAAGGCTGTGAACGGCAACGTTGGCGCTGGCGCGCTTGTCCGCGCAGACGCTTTCAACGCCTATCTCAATGAGGAGTTTGGCATTCAGCGCGTTATCGCAAACGATTTGACCTATGCGGTTGAAAATGGCGTCGGCACGAATGGCCGCCCGAACAGAACGACGAAGCGCTACTACCCGAAAGATAAGATCACGCTCTTCGCGGCGAATCCTTCTGGTCGCCTGGGCGAGGGTCTGTGGGGCGATCCGCCGGAGACTGACGCGGGTGCGTTTATGCAGGTCGGAGCGAGCGGCGTAAGCCCGTATGTCTACGTTTCGCAGTGGATGGAGAAAGATCCGGCTGTTCTGTGGACAAAGGCAAGCGCGCTCTTTATGCCGATGCTTTACAATCCGAACAGCCTGTATATCGCGTCTGTGACGGGGGAATAACGGAGCTGTCCGAAACGCCTACGCTTCGAAGCGCCAATCTTGGCGGCATGACAAAGGCTGAATTGCTGGCGTATGCCGCCGAGAAGGGCGTTGAGGGTGTCGGCAGCTCGATGAACAAGGCGGATATCGTGGCGGCGATCAAAGCCGCAGAAACGGAGCAAACCAATGCTTGAAGCGGTTTTGACGTATCTGCATAACTGGTTTCCCGTCAGGTGTGACGCTGGGACGTTCACCATCGCTTCCGGCATCCCTGACGTTGACTTTTTAAAACCGGGACAGTATTACCGCATTAAGGGCAGCGTGTTTTCCGACGGGCTGCACGTCTATCAGAGCGGCGAGACGCTGGCAGATGAAACCTTCGAGGGCGAAATCTGGGCGCTGGCAATCCCGAAAAGCGTCAAAGAGCTTGCGGAAGAAATCGCCGCGTACACGGAGAAGAATCCGGTAACCGACAAGGTTTCCGAGAGTTTCGGCGGCTACAGTTACTCCCGCGCATCCGGCACGACTGGTGCGCCGATGGGCTGGCAGGGGGCTTTCGCCTCCCGCCTTGCCCCTTATCGGAGGATAAGTGATGATTAACGCAGAGCTGATCGAGAGATTTTCCCAGCCGTGCGTGATGTTGGAAAAAAAGCGCGTCCCTGACGGGCTTGGTGGCTTTGAAACGAGCTGGGCGGACGGCGACGAGTTCGACGCGGCGATTGTCAAAGATCAGAGCCTGCAAGCGCGTGTCGCCGAGAAGCAGGGCGTTTCCAGCGTCTACACCATCACGACGGCGCGAGGCGTTGCGCTTGAGTATCACGAGGTTTTCCGCCGCGTTTCTGACGGAGCAATATTCCGCGTGACAAGCGACTACACCGACAGCAGACCACCCGACGTGGCAACGTTTGACTTTGAGCAAGTGACGGCTGAGAGGTGGGAGCTTCCGACATGACCGAGACGGCAAAGGCACTATACAGCTTTTATTCCGGGTTCGGCCTTGACACATACCCGGAAAGCAACGTGCCGGAGAACGCGAAACTCCCATACATCACCTACACCGTCATTGAGCCGGACTGGCGAAACGCTGCAAGCCATCAGGCGCGTGTGTGGTATCGGTCGGAAAGCTACAAGGGCATATGCGCCAAGGTTGACGAGATCACAAGGGCAGTGGGCGAGCTGCTCATGCTTCCGACGGCGAACGGCTATGTCGCCATTCGCCCAGCTGACCCGCTGGTGCAGTATCAGCCCATCGCAAACCCGGAAATCAAAGTCGCGTATCTCAATTTTCAAATCAATTCGTATCAATCGAGGTGAAATAAATGGGCAAACCTGTAACGGCTGTCAGGCCGCAGACGTTTGAGCGGTTGCAGCTCAACGCGGGCGCTTTTCTCAAAAATTTTGACCTGAGCACCTACACCGAATACAGCGCGCTCGAAGAAGCCCTTTTTGGCGCCATTAAGGACGGCACAAAGGCGCTGGGCGCGACGCGAGGCGGTGGCACATTTACCGCAACGCCAACCATGCGCAGCATCGAGGCGGACGGAAAGCGGTATGAGTTCAAAGGCAGTACGGTCATTGATACTTGGGATATCAAGCTGACCGCGACGCTTATGGAGATCACGCCGGATAACTTCGTGCTTGCACTCGGCACGGCTGAGAAGACCGAGGACAAGTCTTTTACGGCTGGCAAAAAGACCACAATCAAGCTGCGAACCAACATTGAAGACGGAGACTATATCCAGAATCTTGTCTGGTTTGGCAACACGTCCAAGGGATTTGTCGCCATTGTGCTTGACAATGCGCTGAACAACACGGGCGTGACACTGACTTTCAGCGATAAGGGTGAGGGTACGCTCCCGGTCGAGTTCCACGCTTATCAGGACACCGTGGAGAATAACGAGTACGCGCCTTGCGCGATCTACTTCTTCGACGAAGCGGCGCAGTAACAACACGCCGGGGGCTTTGCCTTCGGCGCTTTTCTTTTTTTGAGGTGAGAAGATGAAACTTTCGGAAATGAACGGCGAAGAGCTATCTGTCTGCCTCTGCAAAATCGCGGAGCCGATTGAACGGATCGGCTTTGACAAGAAGACGACGGCAGTATTCCAAGAAATCGCCGATATGAGCAAAGACAACATGAACAACATTCAGAAGGCATCTGCGATGATTGGAAAGTATGTTCCTCTGTTGCTTGGCGATCATCGGGAGGACACGTTCGCGATTCTGGCGGCAATCAATGACAAAACCGTTGATGAAATCCGCAGTCAGAAGGGCATGCAGACCATCAAGGAGCTGAAAAACGCACTCGCAGACCCCGATCTGATGGATTTTTTTACGTCGTCCGTGCATACGGTCGGAAAGCTGTAACGGCGGCGATTTACAGGCACGGAGCACCGCCGACAATCGCGGCACTCTCCGATCTTTTGGCAGATGATCGTCAAAAATGGCTGGGCGACGTGTACAGCGCGAAGATGCTTTCCGCCATTTGTCAGGCGATGGGGAGCGAACCCGTGAGCTATGAGGAGTTTGTCGGGCTGGTGGAGCAGGATAACCGAACGGGTCAGGAGATTATTGACGATCTGATCGCCGAGCACGAGAGAAGAAAAAAAGCAAGAGAGGAGGGGTAAAGCATGGATTTGTTTACGCTTGTAGCCAAGATCGGCCTTAATTCTAAAGAATACGAGCAGGGAATCAAGGGCGCGAAGCAAGGCTTTGAAAAGCTCGATACGTGGATGGTTGCAAAGGCGCAGTTGATTGCAGACGGCGTAAAGCGAGCATTTTCGACGATCGCGGACTTTGCCAAGGATGCGGTCACAGCCGCAGCCGATGTGGCGGCAGAAAAGGCGCAGTTTGCAGCGACCTTTGAAGGCATCGAGGAAGCCGCGAACGGCGTTCTCGCCAGCGTCAGCAATGACACGGGCATCCTTGCAACGCGCTTGCAGCAGGTCGGCACCAAAGCGTTTAGCCAGTTCAAGGGTGCAGGCATTGACGCGGCTGGGGCGCTCTCGATGATGGATGAGTATACCCGTATCGCGGCTGACGCGGCGGCATACTACGACATCAGCCTTGAGGACGCAGACGTGCGCTTGCGCTCTTTCCTGCGTGGCAATACCGAGGCGGGCGACGCGATCGGCCTTTTTACGTCGGAGAGCCAGAGAAACTCTAAGGCCGTCGAACTGTACGGCAAGAAATGGACGAATCTGACCGAAGCGCAGAAACAGAACCTCATGCTCAACGTCGCAAAAGAAATCTATGACCAGAGCGGCGCAACCGGGCAAGCAGCGCGTGAAATGGACGGCTGGGTGAACGTCGTCGGAAACTTGCAGCGCGTCTGGAAAGACGTTCTGGCCGTTGTTGGTGCTCCGTTTTACGAATCACTAACGCCAGTCGTGAAAAAGCTGAGCGAGTTTCTGTCCGACGAAACCGTGCAGATGCGTCTTGGCATGCTTGCATCAAGCCTCGGCGATATGGCCGGATATGTCTTTGACGGTGTTATTGATCTGCTGGATGAGCTTCTGGCGTGGAGCAGTGGCGAAGAAAAGCCGAGCGACACCGCGCAGGCGCTCTTTGATATTGCCAGCTCGTTTGGCAACATTGCAGGCATGATCTTCACGGGCGTTGAGGACTTCTTGGCGCTGCTTTTCAACGGATTTGACAAGGAGACAGCCGAAAACGTAGAGGAATTTCTTAAAGATTTCAGCGCTTTTGTTGACGATCCTCTCTTTCAAACGGCGGCGGTTGTTCTTGGCGGCATCGTTACCGCGTGGATTGCCATGAAATCGCCTCTTGTCCTTGTTGGCTTGGCGGTTGGAGCGATTGTCACTCACTGGAAAGATATTAAAGAATGGGCTGGAAAAGCGCTGGAAGCGGTAAAGGACTTCTTTGGGACGGAGGTTGCCGATGCGCTGACAAATATCGTGTCCGGGATTGCCGGATGGTTTGAATCCATTCAAACCATGGCGAGCAACGCGTTGACGGCAGTTGACGATTTCTTCAAGACGAAGTTTGACGTTAGCCTTACGGATATCGTCCAAAACGTGGCTGACGCTTTTAAATCTGTTTATGACTGGGCGCACGATGCGCTGACTAACGCAGCTAATTTCTTTAACGCGACCTTCTCTGACCCGATCAGCGGAATCCTTGAGAGTATTTCTGGATGGTTTGACAACGTGATTTCCAAGGCCGGAACGGCCATTGAAAAGGTTCAGACCTTTTTGGGGCTGGACACTGAAAAGAGAGACAGCAACCCCAATAATCCATACGGGAATAATTGGCACAATACGGGAACTCCGCGCAAGGCAACCGGCCTTAACTATGTGCCATATAATGACTTCCCGGCAATCCTACATGCAGGCGAAGCTGTTCTGAACCGTGCAGACGCGACGGCCTACCGTGCTGGAAACATCGGCGGTATCAGCGCGGAGAGCATCAGCCAAGCCGTCGCCGTCGCTGTACGCGAAGCGCTGGACGGCGTGGGCGTGTACATGGGCGCGGATAGAGTGGGTGATCTTGTGACGCAGCGCGTAAGCCGCAACATTGCCAAGGGCGCAAGAGCTATGAGGTATGCAAACGTATGATGACGAGATACGCCTGCCGGTTGAACGGCATTGATTTGTCGAGCATCGACCCGGCGATCTATGTGCTTGACGTGAGCACCGTTTCGCCCGTGCGCGATCTTGTGACGACACCGCTTGCAGGGAGAAACGGGCAGCGAATCACGAAGCGCACGACGAACAGCCTGAGCGTCGAGGTAAAATTTGAAATCCACGAGCAGAACACCGTTCGCCGCGCCCTCATCGCGGAGAAAGTGACGGAGTGGGCGATTCTCGGCGGCATTCTGACGACAAACGACCGACCTGAAAGGCGGCTGCACGTCATCTGCGAGACCCTGCCGAACTTCTCCGCTCTGCGCTGGACGAGCAGCCTGACGGCGACGTTCACGGCTTTTGAAATCCCCTTCTGGGAGAGCGAATACCCGCGAAACGCGACGGTTGACGGGAACGGCGAGGCTCAAATGATTGCGCCGGGCTTTGCGGATGATTCCCGCGTATGGGCAAGCGTGACCAACGCCGGAACGGGCGCGATCACGACCGTAGACCTGACAGCCGGACAAAGCGCGCTGCACTTCTCCGGGCTTGCGCTTCCTTCCGGCTCGGTGTTGGAAGTCGGAACGGACGAGCACGGTGTTTTTTATGCGCGGATCGGAAACAAAAGCGTGCTGAGCAAGCGAACGGCAGAATCGAGCGACGAGCTTCGGCTTGAAGCCGGGAAGTTTGGCAAGCTGTCCGTCTCCACGGATGGGAAAGCAAAGACGAGATTCGGCGTGAGGGGGTATTACACATGAGCGTAAGGCTTCCGCGTCTGCTTGACGCGCAGCTCCGCGAGGTGTGCCGCCTCCATCCCGTTACATTGTCCATCAACGAGCGGCTTGTACCGCCGCATGATGCTTCCATGACGCTTCCTCCGGGCGAGGGAGCGCCTTTCCACGCATGGGTGGAACTTTATACCATCGACGGCAGCGCGGGCTTCTACCGCGTGTCTAGCGCGTCTGAGAGCTATGTCAGCACGGGCGACGTTGACCTAGAGCACAGCACGGCGATTCTCGGCGACGCGATCATCCCCGACGAGGGGAAGTACAGCGGAACATGTGCCGAAGTGCTGACGGCGATGCTGGCAAATCAGACGACGCTTGTAAACGGTCAAAAGCCTTGGATTCTCGGCACTTGCGCGAAAAGTGCGAGCATCGAATATGCGTATGACTGCAACAACATCCTGTCGGCGATGACGGAAGTGGTAGGCGACGAGAAAGACGGCTACGCGCTCGAATTTGACGATACGCACGGTTTCCCGTGGCGTGTAAACGTCGTATCGGTCGAAACAACCGCGAGCTGTGAGGGACGGCTGAGCCGAAACCTTGAAAGCGTCAGCGTCTCGATGTCCGATGACGAGTTCTGCACACGGATTTACTGCAAGAGTCTACCAGAGCCGCACTACATCGACGGTCCGACCGTCGGCACGTGGGGAATTATCACAAAGACGATCACCGCCGGAGAGGGCGTGACCGCCGAAAGCCTGCGAAGCTACATCGTGCGATACCTTGAAGACCACAAAAACCCGCGAAACAGTATTGAGATCAACGGCGTTGATTTGGCGACCGCGACAGAAGAAAGCCTTGATTCCTTCCGAATTGGGCGACTTTTCCGGCTTGCGCTCCCTGATTACGGCGTGAAGATGGAAGAGCGAATCCTTGTGCGCAGCATCACCGACGTTTACGGCGACCCGCGCGGCGTAAGGCTGACGCTTGCGAGCAACATCCGCGACACGGCGGAAGACCTCGTGCGGCTGGACAACACCGTTACAGGCGGATCGTCGAAGAACAGCACAAAAAAGTATATCGGCGGCGGCAAGGGCGCCGGCCTGTCGAAAACGTCCGTACTTGATATGCTTAAAAAGACCGATTCCTTCACAAGTGCAACTGAGGCATGGGTTAAAGAGGCGGGCGTGAAGATTGAGGCGAATCACGCTGACCTGTACGCGACGAAGAAAGCGATCACGGGAAATTGGGCGGGAAACGTTGAGACGATTAATGCCCTGATTACCGCATCGAGCGACAACGGCGGTCTTGTATCAATGCTTGTTGGTCGGCATAACAAGTTTGAGGACGTGAACGCCGCCATCTCAGCGACCGCCGCTGGTGGTGGCCTTATCAACATGAAGGCCGATGCTAAGACGGTTACGGATATGGGAGAACGCCTATCGTCGGCGGAAATCACGCTGAACGGCGCGGACGGGCAGATCGGCCTTGTGGGGCGCGTCGAAACAGCAGAAGGGGATATCAAGTCCGCAGCAGTCAAGATTGACGGATTAAACAGCTCGATTGTCTTAAAAGCGGACGCGACTGTAACGGACGCGCTCGGCGAAAGAGTTAGTAGCGCGGAAATCAGTATTGACGGTCTGAACAGCGAAATCGAGCTGAAAGCGGACAAGATCGCGCTGAAAGGATACGTCACGGCAGACCAGCTATCCGCTGAATTGGCAGATTTTAAGCTGACAATGAACGAAAGTGTAGTTACGAACTTTCTTGGCGTAAACAATAAAGCTGTGATTAATTCGATGACTTTAGACACGAAACCTATATCTTTGGAAAGCCTAGATGTCGCCACAGGAAGAAGCACCGGGACAGTCGTGTATGTTTCGCAAGTCAATTTGAACAGTGATGGGACAGTAAAAAGCGTAAAAGGAGATAGTAAAACGTTTGTGACAGGACTGTCTTATTCAACGATTCAATATTTAAAATGGAGTTGATGATATGGACGATATAAACGGAATGACGCTTGCGCTCGGAAATGCGCTTATTCTTCTGGATGATGTGCAAACGTCGGGAAGATCAAACCTTGACCGCTTGCTAACGGCAATGCAACAAATTGATAAGGTAAGAAGAACCCTTTTAAGCATGAAGGAGGAATCCGCAAATGAAAATCACGACGAGCAAAGGCAAGACGCTTGATGCAAACTGGGCGTTCGGCCCAACCAGCGAATCCGGAAGTCTGATGATCGAGATCCCCGACAATCGTCGCCTGTCGGAAATTGCCGCTGATTTCGAGGACAACAGCAGGATTGAGAAGACAGACGAGACGAAACCCGGCGTGACCGAAATCTATGAAGGATTTACCGAACTTGCAGCCATCCAGCGCAACAAAAACGGCAGCGTGCTTGTGAAGCTGGCAAAGGAGTGATGGCCTTTGAATCTCGGCGTATTCAAGCGCAGAGTTGACGTTGACGCTGAAATCCAGATGACCCCGCTAAAGTCGCTGTATGCGTCAAACGACAAGGACGCGCATATCTTCGAGCTTTCTCTCTACCGAGGCGCTCAAGAAATGGATTTGAGCGGTGCAAGCGCTCAGGGCTATTTTATCCGCGCAGACGGGTATACCGTTCCCGTCACGGGAGCGATCAGCGGCAATGTCGTGACCCTCACGCTTTCGGAGGGCTGCTATTACGTCGTCGGTAACTTTAATCTTATCATTAAGGTTTCCATCGGTGAAATCCGAAAGTCTGTATTTTGGGGAAACGGCTATGTCGTGCGCAGCATGACGGATGCTATTGTTGATGAGGAAAACGTTATTCCGTCGCTTGATGAGCTTCTGGCGCAAATTGCCGCCGCAGAATCGGCAGCGAAGGCCGCGAATCAAGCTGCATCGGCGGCAAGATCCGCAGCAACCAGCGCAGCGCAAGCGGCAAGTGCGGCTGGCACGAACGCATCAGCGGCCAACAGCGCGGCAAATGCGGCCAAAGCCGCGGCTTCCGCAGCATCAGCAGCCGCAACGAAGATCGACGACATGACCATCACAGCGACTGGCCTTTCGGCGGGCGCTGCACCGACGGCAAAGCTGACCGAGGCGGACGGACACTACAATATCGTGCTCGGCCTGCCGAAGGGCGATAAAGGCGACACCGGTGCAACCCCTCAGATCACGGTGCAGGTCAAGACCGGCGAGCCGGGCACGGCAGCCAGCGTCAAGCAAACCGGCACGGCGGAAGCACCGGTAATCGAGCTGACAATCCCGCGCGGCGACACCGGAAGCATCGACAATCTCGCGGAGAATGTAGCGCTTGAGATCGCCAAGTATAATTTTGGCCAGCCGTACAACCTGCTGGATAACAGCGATTTTGTCCACCCGGTTGCGCAGGCGGGCGTGAACGGGGCGCACGGCGCGACCGGGTATGCTGTGGATCGCTGGATGCGGACGAGCGGCGCGACGGTTTCACAGGCGGCGGACGGGCTGAAAATCGTGTCGGACAAGACGAACTGGACGGCGGGCATTCAGCAGCGGATCGAGGCGAAACGGTTTGCCGACGTGATGACGTTTGCGGTACGCGGCGTTTTCCCGGTGGCGTGCCGATTGTTTGTCTACATCGGCAGCGGCACGACGAATTTTGGCACGGCGTATTTTCAGGGCGACGCGGCGGAGCGTACGCTGGTGCTGAAGCTGACAAAGCCGGATGGCCTGACCGGGGACGAAGTGGTGAACGTGTACATTTCGCCGGACACAGGCAGCACCGGCACGGCGGCGGTCGTCCGCTGGGCGGCGCTCTACGAAGGCGAATACACGGCGGAAATCCTGCCGCCGTATGTGCCGAAAGGATACGCGGCGGAACTGGCCGAGTGTCTGCGGTATTATCGGAAGATCAAGGCCAATAATGAAACGTTCGCCGGGTACGCCACGAATGGCGTGGCCTACGCGTTTATCGCACTAACTCAGACGATGCGGATCGCGCCGACCGTAACGGGCGGCGGGAAGTTTTATTACACTCTGGGAAGTTCTCACGGAACAACAACCGAAACGGCTACGGTGCATAACGCAAATACAAACTGCGCTATCGTTAAGTGTGTAACTTCTATAACGGGTATCCAAACGGGTTTGATTACGCCGCAGGGCGACATTGACATTTCTGCCGACCTGTAAAGGAGGGGTGACATGGACACAGAGAGCTGCAAAGTGCTGGTGCAGACCGACGACGCGGGGCGCGTGACGGCGATCAACAGCGACGCGTTTGTGAGCGGCGACAGCTGGACGGCTATCGACGAGGGCGAGGGCGACCGATACCGGCACGCGCAGAACAACTATCTGCTCAAGCCGCTCACGGATGAGCGCGGCGTGTACCGCTACAAGCTCGTGGACGGGCTGGTTGCGCAGCGGACACAGGCCGAGATGGATGCGGACTTTGACGCATTGCCCGCGCCGCCGCTGACGACTGAAGAGCGCGTGAACAACGTGGAGCAGCGCACGGACGCGCTGGAATCCGCAAACGACGATCTGATTTTGATGATGGCTGATTTGATTGGAGGATAAAAAGATGAAAACTTTGAACGCTTTGAAGCTGCGCATTATGACCCGTGCGTTTAGAATCCGCATTGCCAACGGCGAGGATTTTGCCGATATCGCGGCGGATTATCCCGCACTGACGACCGACGACCTGGAAGCCATCCGCGAAGCGCTGAACATGGGCTGACAAGGGGGAGAGCGTGATGCGTGATATCATTCTGGCGCTTGACCGTTTTGGCGATCAAGCGCTGCTGCTTGGCCGCGTCGGCGAAAATCGCGCGACGCGGGTACAGATCAACCTGAAAAGCATATTGAGCCAGTATCCGGATGCTATTGCGTCGATCACGGTCAAGCAGCCCGGCCGGGCGGAGTATCCGGCGACGGTGAAACAAGAGGGAGGTATCCTGACGTGGGAGATCACGCGCGCGGATATCGGCGATAAAGCCGGAAGCGGGCAAGCCCAAATCACAATCCAAGACGCGGATGGCACGGTCATCAAGACTGCGATTGCCTGTACGCGCGTTAGCGAGTCTCTTGGCGACGCAACTGCCCCGGCGCCAGATCCAGTCGAAACATGGATTGACAAAGCAACTGGCACGCTGGCCGACGTTGAACGGGCAGGAAACGCCGCGCAGGCAGTCGCGGACGAAGTACAGCGGCGGTTGGATAATGGCGACTTTGTAGGGCCGCAAGGCCCGCAGGGCGAAAAGGGCGACCCCGGCGTGAAAGGCGACAAGGGCGATCCGGGCGCACCGGGCGCGCGAGGCGAGAAAGGAGAGAAGGGCGATCCGGGAAAGGATGCGCCGCAGGAGGCTGTGCTGTATACGGCGCAGACGCTTGATGATGCGCAAAAGGCGCAGGCAAGGGAGAACATCGGGGCGGCGGATGCAGCCCGGCAGAACGTCCTTGTGGGCACGGAAACGGGCAACCCGATTGCCGTTGACGATGCTTTTTCCGCGCCCCTGTGCGGCCTGACCGTGTACGGTCGGAGCACGCAGGACGGCACACCCACGCCGGATGCACCTGTGCCTATCGTGAGCGCTGGTGATGGCGGGACGATTGTAGTGACATTGAGCGATGGAAAAGGCAAAGCACAAACTCTCACTCTTCCCACTCCCAATGGCCTACCCGGCATCCCTGTCACCTCTGGCGGCAATTACACTGACCCGCAGGGCCAGCAGTGGGTGTGCGACGAGGTGGACTTAGAGAGAGAGGTGAAGGTGCAAAGGGTTTGGAAAGCGCAAGTTAATACACAAAACGGCGCTGTCGACGAAGAATATCGCATAAGAATGGACATTGATGGGGAAAAAGGGAAACCTGGTGATTTTAATTGCATTATAAGCATAACGCCTTATACATCATGGACTTCCTGCGTTATGTACAATTTACTGTATTTAAAAAACGTGAAAAAGCCAGATGGAAGCTTTTATACCGCAAAAGAGTTACAAGCCTTAGCTCTTGACGTAGATGTTGTATATCAACTCGACACCCCCATCGAAACCCCGCTCACCCCTGCTGAAATCGCCGCCTACAAAGCCCTCACCGCTTACGCGCCCAACACCGTGGTGCAAGCGAGCGACGGCGCGGGGTTGAAACTGGACTATCAAAGAGACGTGAACATCGTGATCAAAAATCTTGAGGACGCGATTGCGTCTATGACTACAACCTAAAGGAGGGGAAAAGCATATGGCAATCAAAAGCAAAGCCCGGCACGACCTGACCCTGCGCTCCATCAAGCGCGAGATTGCCGCCGGGCGAGATGTGGCCTATTGGCTGGACAAGGCATACACCCATCTTGA